TTGGTTTAGAATTAAAATATGTGCTTGTTCTAAGATAGTCAGCTAGGACACGCTGCACTTTAGCGACAGGTATTATTTTGTCACCCTTATCGTTTTCAACAACATCTGGTCCATCTAAAAGCCGATCTCTGATAGTTCCACCTTTTGCATCTGCAATGTCTAGACCAACCAAGATGCCAAGATTCTGCAACCGAGTAAGAGATATTGTCTTTTTATCAGGATCTAACTCACTAGACTGTATGACGCTCATCATTCTAGTTGTTGAGCTATCATTTGTTTTATTATCTGCTTTAACTGATGCTTCTCGTACTCGCATTTCCCTGCCCGCTCTAGTCAAAGCTTTGTCAACTACTCGGGCTGCTTCTCCAGGATTTATAGAAAGAAGCATCATTGCACCTTGAAAACTCTGAACAGCGTTTAAGTTTTGTTCTAGATTAAATTTTGCTGCGCTATTTTCTGGGTCAGCCAAGTAGGTTTGATAACTTCCAATCAAGCTGCTTAGATTAAGAGCTCTGGAAGGATTTCCAACGGTAAACGCATCAACCAGATTTGCAGCCACTTTTTCTCGTACTTCCATTGGTAAATTATTTACCAAATCGGGACTGATCAATCCATTTTTTGCGGATCTTTGTAATGCCTCTTGCACAGCTGCAAGTTCAAACTCAAACTCATCTGGAATGTTGCTTGGATCAGAATAGGTATCTACAAGGTCTTGGACGCGCTGTTTTGTTGAAGCTTGAAAACTTCGCTCAATTCTCGTTGCTATTTTTTCACCAAGTTGAAATTTAGCGTTGCTTGATGCTATTTTAAACTCATCTTCAAAGAGCTGCTTTGATGCGCGAGATCCACCTTCAAACCAGTTGGGCAGTTCTTCTAAAAGCCTCTCCCTGATGGCTGTCATTTCTTGATCCCATTTAGAATTATCGCCTTCTAAAACTCTTAGATCTGTACCTTTTGCAAAGCGCGCAGAAACATCGCGGATACCTTCCTTAGCACCAAAGATGGCCTCATTACGCTGGGTTTCATCCAGCATCTTATAGCGCATCTCAGCGTATGACCCGACTTCTGCTATAGCTGTTTGTAACACCTTACCTTGCTCGGCAATTGCCCTGGGTCCAGCCATACTGTAGCGCGCAGAAATTGATTGGCCTGGGCTTTCTCTAGTTAGAGAGCCCTGGCTTTGATAGATGGGTATTTTCATCTATATTGTCCTATTAACTAAAAGCTTCATAACCAAATCTTGCTGCACTCCCGATGCCTGATATAAGGCTGGCAGTGCCTTGGCTTCTCATGGCAGCTGCTTGATAACCGCCTTCCATGCGTGACATTTCTGCACTTAGCCTCACACCTTCTTGTGCATCTGTAATCTTCATGTTTGTAACGGCATTGTTAAATTCTGCCACTTTTACGTCATACTCAAACTCGCGGGCGTTTTGTCTGAGAACACGCATTGGAGTGCCTTGAGCTATATCAATCCCAGCACCAGCAAACCCAGCGACAACAGTTCCCTGGGTTCCCGAAAAACGATACCTGGCGCGCTTTTCATCTAGCAGAAGATTAGCGTTTGTAATCTTTCGGGTGTTTTCTAAAATTGTCAGATCACGCTCAATGATTTGTGCGTTCTTTTCGCCCACTGCTTTAGCTGCCGCAGCTGCACGATCAGCTGTGTTTTTTGCAGCAATGCCGCCAAGAACAGACGCACCAGCTGTTATACCAGCAAAAGCAATCAGTAATGGATTATGAACTATTCTTGGCTTTAGTGGATTTAAACCAAGAAGATCATTAAAGGTATACATAAAAGATCCTTTTAAATATCAAACGTGTTAAGCCGTGGGAAGATTGCCAGGACAGTCAGCGGCAATGGTTGTGCTTGGCGTATGAATATCTTTGCGTCATCGTCAAACCCTCCAGGAAACTCTATATCTTTGTCACCCGTAAAAAGGGGAACGGCAGTGTCCATGTCCATTGAATCATCTCGGAAAAACACCCGGTCAGCATTGGTACTATCAGTGCCAATCTCTATGCCAACAGTCCTATCAAGACGAACCACAACAGCATGTATTCTTTTAGGCTTGCCTTGGCTTGTGCCGTCAACAGATCCAGCTTCTAGGCGTAGGGTTTGCATGGTTGAGGTATAACCTAAACCAATGGCAGCTGACGTGACTGAGAAGTCAAACGCTATGCCGCCAGCTGAGACAGTCTTATCAGCATGGGTTGCCCCGTTCGCTAAGATCGTCATGGATTGGCCTTCAAGGTGAAACAAAGCGTTTACGCTGCTTATTGCCGATCCAGAATATGTTAGGCCGCTATCTACAAAAAACGCAGAACTTGAAACCGTGCCAAAGGCGAAGGGTTTCAGCACTTCCACATATCGCTTTGTCAGGCTGTTAATCGTGCGCTTTACGATCATGTAGAGCTCATCTTCACCGCTATCTGTCGGTAGCGTAATGATGCTTTCCACCACAGCTTGACCACTGCCAAAGACGCCTCCAATTATGTGACGATGCCAAGCATAGATATTTTCTTCCCGCCGATAGGTGAGGCCTAATAAAGTACCGTCTGCGCGCCGAGCCCAGACAATGGACTCGGGTTCCTGTTGAAAAGCAAACTCGACTATGCCGCCCTCGGTGAGGTGCTCTGCCAGAATAGTTATATCTGGTGCGGTGTATGCGTCTTGATTGACATCTCCAGAGTACTTAAACTCCCTGACTTTGCGAGCTCCCCTTTGAGCAAAGAGCGTCACATCTGCAACTTGAACCGGGTCAGTATCTGTCGTGCCGTAATTACTATACTTGCGAATAACTGTTGTGGTGGGCGTTACTGGTCCATTGTTTCTTGTGGTGAGCACATATTCACCACCACTTGTTCCTATAGTCATAACCCTGGTAGCAGATAAGTACCTGATAGCATTAACTTTATTTGACGCAATGGTGTAGATGAGCGCATCATCATCATTCGTGCCGACAGTAAAATTGTTGTAATCGGCACTTTTAGAAAACCAGAGGCTTTGAGGATTGTTATTAGTTGCCCCATACACCAACCTCTGTTCAAAGAATGTAACAACAGATGGATAGTTATTGGCTGAATTGTTTAAATTTGGCGTGGGGCTGCCGCTGATTGAAGGAGTAGCAAAAGCCCAAGCATTATGGTCAGTGCGAGAGAGTGTGCGAATTGCATAGGATGGGTGAACGAAATACATCACATCAGCTGACTGAACAAATCGAACATTGGCTAGATCAGCCGATGCATACGGAGAAGTGATCTCATAAATCTCAGCTGTTGTTACGCCACTGTCGAAAGTTGTGAAGCTTGTTGTATTGATTGCCGCGCCATGAAGGTCTGTGAGCGTGAATGTATTTGTTGTGACATTTGCCACACGATAGTTTCGTGACAACAGTTCGGTCATAGCTCCGCTGTTTGATAAAAAAACCTCGTCGCCGTTGCTGTAGCCGTGGCTATTGCTGGTCAATACGCCGGGGTTAGCTTTTGTGATCGCGCTAATTGTCTTTGCAGCTGAGAGAACTTGCAGCCCATTCCTAAACACACGCATATAGAGATTGCCAAACTCAAGCGCATACGTATCTGATGTCTTAAACTCAAACGGTATCAATCTTGTGACGTTGGCAGAGGCTTTGACCTCCCCCAGAAACTCTGTGCCAGGTCTTCTAGTTACACCGCCATGCGGATGGACGATCATATTCTCTAGGGTGGACAGACCTTCTCTGTATTTCTCAATAGAAACACGACCCTCTAAGCGTGGGCTGATCTCGCCAGCTGTAAATGTAGAGAGTGCCGGGGCTGATCTTGCCATTACATTCTGGCCTCAATAAAGTCAGATGCTTCTATTCGATCTTGCGCACCTTCTGTTCCATCAATGAACCTAGCTTCTGAAAGCTTCTGATCATATATACTTGACGCCATACCAACAAGCGAAGTGCTCCCAGCTATTGCATATGCAATCTCAAACGCAAGTTTGGCCGCTAATACATCAATTAGATTGGCATCATACTCATTGGGATCTGTAACTCGGCCAACATATTTTATCTTTGCAATAGCCTCATCTGTCACAAGCTTGCGGCCTTCAATCACATAGACAGGACCATTGGAGTTGCTAACCATATTATCGCGGGGATAATTCATAGTGCCATTTGAAAACTCTAGCACCCTGAGACAGAAGGGATCAGCTGGAAGTGCATATTGAAAATTATATCCAAAGGCTGGTGCATCTGTTTCTTGTGCAAGCTCAACCCGTCTTATCAAACAGTTCCAAGGATGTGCTCTAAACACTGAATCACGCACAGACTCGTATCTCTGGTTTATAATGCGGGCGGGTTTGCTGTTTTCATCCAGGGCAGTAATATTACTTGCGCCGATCTGGTTGAGTGCAAAGTTGGCAATATCGACTGTGCTTGTCATGCCTTAGCCTTGTTTTTGTTGATCAGTGAAATGCGTTTTGCTTTTTTCTTTGCATCTGCTTTTGAAGATGCACCCCAGGCCCGAAGAGAAAGAAGCAAGCGAGTTGGCTTACCGTCTTTGTCTTTTTCTGGGCCTGAGTTGTTTCCCATGCGCGCCAGGAAAGAAGCGCGCCTGGGATTGTTTCCCGACTTTACTGGTGGCTTTAGATTGCCTGGAGCCGAAGCTCGCCCTTTAGCGTTGAGCCCGCCTTTGGGATTTTTGCCCTCTGATCGCTGCCAGGCCGGGGTCTTAGACATTAGCTAACGACATAGTTAATCTGGAAGCTCATATCTCCAGCGGTTCCACCAGTTGCGTTGAACGTCACCGCAACATAGTAATACCCGCCTGGATCTGTAGAAGCTCCAGCTAATTCGAAAGCTTTCTTGCCAGCCGTATTAATGTCGGCTGCTTCGTGGCGTAAGTCAGCCATTGCAGCGGCATCAGCCACTGAAGAAGCGAACAGATCCTCATCCACAACTGTTCCGTTTGATTGGTACAGACCTACATTAAATGTGCATGATCCACCGAATGTATCTGTTCCAACAAAGATGTTTGGAATAGAGCAATTTGATGGAACGGGTGCAAGCATCACGATGTCGTTGTCGGTTGAATCACCAGCAACGAGCGCGATTGTGCCTTGAGCCACGCGAAGTACACCATGAAGTTCTTGAGCGTTGCTCATTAACTGTGGTGTAGCCTCAAAGTTGCTCACTAGGGTTGAGTTTTTAGTTGTCATTGTTCACCCCCTATTCCGTACACGCGATTTCGATGACTTTAGCTTCTTCCATACGAGTGCTGCCCAAAGTCTGGCAGTAGTACACTTGTGTGGAATAGCTCTTGTCAGCGCGTTCATCGATCCGAGCGTTTGGCTCTTTACCGATTGCTAGCTTGATACCGTCAGAGGCAAACGCGATAACCTGGCGGTTACCATCTGAATCTGTGCTCAAGCGATTGCTTACGATGAAATTAAATCCAACGAATTGGTTAAGCTCACCTTGGGCCAAAGCCTTTACGGTATTAAAGTCGCTTGATGTCACAGTTGTAGAGCCGAGCAGATCAGAGATTTGCTTTGGCGACACAACGATGTGACGGGTGATAGATGGATCAACAGAACCCGCATCCAACAACTCTTTTGCACTTAAAAGCTTGGCTAGTGTTAAACCAGCTGAACCGTGTACAATTTTGTTGCCTGATGGTAGGGCTGTAGATGTCGCTCCATCCTTACCTGTTGAAGAAGAACCTAAAGCGGCACTGATGATTACATCATCCATTGCACGGCCCATTGCTGCAGCTGCAGCTCTGGAATAAGTGCTTGTTGGATCTACTAATAAGCGTACTTTATCGGCATCGTCGATAAGGTCAGCATATTCATAATCCGACAGTGTCACCATTCGGCGGCTGTGTGGTGTATCGATTAACGGGGTATCTGCGTGACGGGATGTTTTAAGAACAGCCGCCGCACTTCCCACTTGATC